ACACAACAAGCACCAAACTCTTCATCACATGGTTCACTAAAACAAGTGATGCGGTCGAAAAGTTCTCCTTCACAATCAACATCAAAAGTATAATCTCTACATTCTCCATCAGTACAACACGCACCAATCTTTAGATTGTCTGCATACGTTACTCCATAATCCAATCCTGCGACGAAACATTGCCATTCTGCTCCCTTATTGAAAGAGATACAGTTTACAATATCTGTTCCAGATTCGGTGAATGAAGGATTCTTGTAAAACTTAAATGGATTGTTTGTAGTATTGAATGGGTTTCCATCATCAGCCAATCCACCGTTTTTGATGATCATTGTTAGGTTAACAGATTCGCCATATGTTACACCATCAGAACTATCAAGAGCAGTAAACCCAGCGTTTGTGTTTGCAGTTGCGGTGCTAATCTTAAAACTGTCTTTACCTACAACGTAGTGAGTGTTTGCTTCATTGGTGTCCAGTGTAACAAATCCACCCGCGACAGGATCATGACGTTTTACTAGTTCCTTGAAGTCACCTAAAATCGCATGAAGAGAATCTGCTTCGGCACTAGATCCATCTGCTTCTTTGAAGAACGTTCCACTAGCACCGACAATATAATCCTCTCCACCGTAGTAGAGTAGTTCTCCTGTGCCACCAACAATCTGTGACTGCTGTCCTGAACCAACCGGTGCTGAAATTTTTAGTCCAGCAGGAGTGGTCAATTCTTCGATTACAATATCTGGGTCATCTGTAACTATTGATCTGAAGTACGAGGTTGCTCCACTAACTTCTTTGAGGATACTGGCGCCTGTTCCGAGAACATTGATATCAGTTCTGGGATTACAAGGAGAACCAAGATCAGGCAAACAGGGATCACCTAGAGGAATACATGTGCCACAGCAGCAATAAGTTCCCTGTCCTCCGATACCTCCGGGTGGACAAGGAAGACCGTTAGCACAGGAGTCACAAACGACTCCACCAATTCCACCATTAGGAGAAGCAGTAGGCCCTGCTATTGGACCAATGACAAAATACTCTCCATCGATATTTACTAAAAGTCTTTCATTACAATTGGTAAGACCACCATCTGCACTGATACCAGAACCAGTTGCCCCAGTTGGTCCAGTCGATCCAGTATTTCCAGTGTTTCCTGTAGTTCCAACAGAACCATCTGGTGCTGTTGGTCCCTTCGGCCCCGTTGGTCCCATTAATGTAAAGATGGAAGAGTTGCCCATATTGAAGTCCTAATTTTTTACTTAGTATGTAGTAAAGAATATATCTACATTTGGATTAGATTTCAAAGGACTTCCATACCAAATAATACCGTTGTCATTTTTCTGTCCATATGAAACAAACTGATATATGTCAGTTGTGTTCGTGAGAACAGGTCTTTCGTTGTATGGGAAAATCCAGTTGGGTGGGAAAGTATCACCATCTAAAGTTGCTCCATCATCTCTTCGTCTGAAGTCACCACCCTTTACTATTAGAGTAAAGGCAGATGCTCTGTTTGTATTGTCGCCACCAAAGTAATCCTTGAACTCGGCGGTCAGTGGAGTGATATCATTGAACTTAACAAAAGGAGCCTTTGTACCTAAGTCCCCATCACTGTTTCCTGTTTCATCTCGATAGAGTTCGTCAGCATCAACGACCCAAACATTTCCCCAAGCAGCAGACGAACCATATGGGTCGCTTTGTATTGTTGAACTACCAAGATGAAGGCCTGGATTTACATTAAACTCTATTGTTCTTGTTCCATCTACAATCGATCCACCACTAACCTCGGTAAGACCGAAACGATATCCAACCTCATTGTAACTACGAGATACGGCTTTGATGGTCTGTCTCTCTGCGTCATACTCAAAGCCTGTCGCTCCGCGAACTAGTGGTGTTGCTTCTGCACTATTTCCCCCAGATCCACCCATGTAGGCAATCTGTCCTGTCTTTCCAGAAGTTGGAACAGGGATCGTTCCGTTACTGGCATAACGAATAAGAATTTCATTTTCTAATTGTGTTACAACAAATCCACCAGTTCCTGTAATGGTTTTTAGATTAATCGCAGTTCCACAATCCGCAGTAAATCCGATTGGTTCGTATGGTCCTGTAGTTTCTGAGAAAACTTCAAAAACAATTTGACCTTGCGGACCTAATCTTGCGTTAGGATTGAAACAATCAATCGTGGTGGAAATTTCAAGATCCTTGAAAATTACATCACCATTAGTGAATGTTGTTCTTGCAACGTAAGTTCCAGTATCATTGAAATCTGAAATTGTTATGTTGTCAATAGTATAACCACTCACTCCAGTAACACCAATAGATCCAGTGTTACCTGTAGGCCCTGGCTCTCCATTTGGTCCTGTGCCACCAGTGGGTCCGGTGGGACCAATCCCACCTATGTTATAACCAATTACACTATTTGACATTTATCACCCTGCTGATACTTTAAGTGTTCCACCATCGGAATATATGGAGCCTGCTACGGCTGGATCTGAAGTAGGTAGGTCTGTAAGAGAAAGGGTTTTTAGACTGAGTTGATTTAGGAATGAAGTATAACTCGAATCACCAATACGAATAATCCAGTTTGTCGTAACATAAGGAGGTAAGTTTTCAATGGAGGTCAATTCACTAGAACCCTCTTCCGAAATTCCAAGGTCTGTTTGCCCTGTTATGTTCGATACGAGATTCATGTTGATCTTGTCTGATCCACCTTGTTTATTTAAGCCACTTACAGTTGTGTCTGCGGTCGCTCCCATAATAAACTTGTCTCTTATATCGGGAGTAAGAACAGAATCTAAAGTAACTGTGTTTGGAGTTGCTGGTATAATATTCCCACCTTGAATACAATTCACTTCAACCCCAGACTGGAATCCAACAGGATTCAAATCACTCTGTGTAAATGATGCCTGTCCGTCTTCTCCACGAACACCCTCGACTAAATTACCTGATCTTTGGAAACTTGTATATTCAACAAGAAGAGTATTTGTCGTTCGTTTTATTACCTTCGCTGAAATGTTTCCTCTTTCTACCGTTTCACACTGAGGAGCCTCTGTTTGAACAAAGGTGAGAAGATCTCTGAAACCATAACGCTTATCGATGATTGAAGCAAAATCTGGATATGCTGTTGCGTCAATCGCAGATCCATCACACAAAGCCCATCCAGTTGGAACCTTCGATGCGCCTGCAGCAAAGGCATGAATAGATCCGATTGGGTTAACTCCGCTCATGTAAACGGCAGTATCTCCACCTAGATAGTTACCCACATAGTTTTTAACGATACCCTTGTCTTGTGTTACACCACTAATGTTCACAGATGGGAGACGAACCACAACTGTCTTCAGAACGGATCCTGCGTCGTTTGGTGGGGTGCTGTCCATAATACCTGCGGTAGCAGAACTAAGGAAGAAAACTTCTGCCCCAGTAGAACCAGCAATTGTGTTGTTTGTTGAGAATGTGTTCATAACAATATCACCAGCCATAACGTAACTGAAGATACTATTTGAGATTGTTCCATCTGCAACGACACCACAAACTTCTGCATTGGCTGGACTATCGGCTTGTGCTAAGGTGTATCCGTTTGACGCAACATCAAAACGGATTACGTTTCCTGCGGTAAACCCGTGTGACGCCTGAACCACATCAACCTTGAGTTGTGATCCAACTTGAGTTACCTCTCCAGCAATAGGAGTACCTGAAATATTTGAACTAGATGTATTACAAGTCATTCATTGACTCCTGTGTTGAACTCTGAATTTAGAACATAGTGGAAAGCCACCACATCTCCGAATACCCACCCGAACAGTGAATTGAATTTAAATCCTAGTGTGGAGGAAGAGGTTCCACTAACCGAAGCAGTGGCATCCCATGATCGATTGGCACCGTTATAACCGCTAGTTCCTGCAACTCTATTGAATTCTCCACCCGCACTAATATTGAACGCCATATTTGGAGTTCCTGATGGAGCGTAAATCTTAACTGTGGGAATTTTCCTCAACTCAGTAGGAACTCGAACTCTTGTTGTGGATGAACCACTAATCATTGTAATAGTTGGTGTTTCATCACTTGGATTGCCAGGACTTATTAATGTGTTCTTACCAACATAATCAGAAAGACTATAAGAGGTCTGGAAGAATTTCTTACATCGTCGCAGTTCATCATCTACGTCGGTGATTATTGGATCACTTACCTTGTAGCCTGGCTCCATTTGAACCTTGGCAAGAGAAACCTCTCCTGCATAGAGAACATCAGCAGCACCTGTAGTGCCAGTTATACCTCGGAACCTATATGGGAAAATTGATAGTTGAGCCCAACTTTCATCTCTGTTTATTAGACCTAAACCTGTAGGTCCAACCAGAGGAGCAAGGTCGATAGCGTATCTTGTCCATTTATATTCACCATCCAAGTAAACTAAAGGAAGTTGTAAATTACTTGCAGTTCCTCCTGTGGTTCCTTCCCAATACTGAGTATATTCAAGTGCAAGGAATCCTGTAACTCCAGTTACACCTCTAGCATAAAAGGAGACAACAGCAGGTTGTCCTGCTAGGGTATTCGCATCTTCAATCACGTTATTCCAAGAGATAAAATCACCACCGTCAACTGCGGTTTCGCCCGCACCTGGCGCAAAGTTTGCTCTAACTCTGGCATAATATTCCGGATTACCTCCAACATCAGTTTGACCCTCGGAGAATACACCACGCTCAATCTCTGCTATGTCCTTACCAACAGGAGCAGTTACTCGCTTGTTTCGATACCACCTGTCAGCAAAGTAGGTCTTTTCATTACCTGTGTATATTGAGTCTACCCCAACACCTCTTTGCCAAATATCAAAACCACCATTCACTAGAACATTTTGAACCCCCGCAGATGGCAGGTCTGAATCTACATATCCACCACCACCAACCGCAGATCCAGTGAGACCACCCGCTACAATTGCTGCGGTGTATGCGTTAGGATCTCTTTCGACATTAGCCAAACCATCCTCACCGGGGGTATTGTAACCTTGACCTGGCCTAGTATTGAAGAAGAATATTTGATTTGTTGTTCCCAGTCGAACGGCCATCGGAACGTTACCGACCTGGCCCGCTCTCGACGACAACGTTCCCTGATTGTAGTTACTATAAAAGAGGGCTTCTTCTGCGTTGTATTGTTGAACGTGGGTCGCTGGATCGAATGTATCTGTTGATTCTGTGACACCATACAATAGCAGTTCGCTATCGTTTACTACAATACCAATTTGTCTTGATGCGTTGAGTGAACCTTGATTTGCACTATTCAACTTGATATAAGTACCTAGATCATTTTCGCCAATTAAATCACCAACAGCAAATCCACTAGGTTTAGGTATTCTAATAGATCGACCGCTACCAGTAGCACCACCTCCACCACCTCCGCCGGCGAATGAATTTACTTCCTGACCTCTGTAGTTTACAAACAAACCTCTGTTTGCTGATAGTCCAACGAGAACAGGTTTTGAAACGTGTCCAGGCGTGTTTGGTTCTACCGTTGTAATAAATCCTTTAGTTAAAGGAGAAAGGAAGTATGGACATCCAACAGAAAGGGCTGAACCTGCTACGGTGGAGAAGTCTCCTTCGACCTCACCATTAAACGTAACTTCAAAGTCAGAGTCTCCGTTGTCCCTAGAAATCATACCAACCGCTTCTGCTAACGTGGCTCCTCCAGCAGAGAACGCTAAAGTAAATCCATTTGCATCGGCACTTGATGCCCTGACTACATTACCAAACTGGAAGTCGTGCGATACACCTGACACTCTTCTCTTGTTCACACCTCTAAGGATATCAACTCGACCATCGTAGGATCTGATTCTAGCGATCTCACCAGAAAGAGTTGATCCTACAGGGATTGTATCTAGAGTGTGACCATTGCCGATTATGAGATCTGTTACGTTCTGCTTAAACGAAAGAGTCTTTCCGTTTGCCTCTCCGAAAAGAATCTGCTGCATTGAGGCATTAGCGAATGTTCCTCCACCAATCAACTTCAAGTCTTGGTTAGTAAACCAAGAACCACCAAGGTTCAGTAAGAATGGAGCAGTTGTTCCTGTGTTGAAGTCTGGTCCAGTATATGATCCTACAACAATACCACCAGTGGCATAACCTGCGACTGGAGTATCATCACCATTTACATTTACAAGTCCGTTTGGAAAGGAGACTTCACCAGCCGTAGAAAAACTAACATTACCAGTGACAACAAGATCACCACCGATGGTAATACCTTTACCAATCGTGTCAGATACAACCATTTCATATGTACCACCAGTTCCCCCGCCGGCAAAACCACCAGTCACAGAGAGACCAGTGCCGGCAGCAATATCATAAACTCTCATTAGGTTCAACTTAGCAATAATCTGATCGTTCGTAAGAGTACGCCAATCATTGATTGTATCACCAAGTGACACTTCTGAAATTTGTGAATCATTTTTTGTTATATCAGCCATTTATTTTTCCTATTATACTTCTGTTGGCACTGTTGTTGTTTCATTAAAAGCAAAAACAAAGTTATCTTCGCCCAACTTCTTAATAATCGGAACAAAGCCAGAATACAATTCTCCATCCCCATTCTGTGAAGTAATTGTTGGGTTTCTCTCAAGTCCCACTCGACCTACTACTGGTGATTCTACGGTTCCCTGATTCACAATTTCATAGACAAGTCTTCCTGCCCCTATTGCTTGACTGTTTGCATATTCCCTACCTGCGGGATCTCTAAAATCATAGATGTTATCAAATTGATCTGTTTCTGCTCCATCCCCAGCAACGACCCTAATCAAAACATCAAATCCGAGGAAAGAATTGACTGCCATATCTGTTGGAATTGGAATTGATAATCTACCTAGTCCGTCGTCATCTAGATAAGGAGGGAAGGTCAACCAGAAACCAGTTGGAATCCACTGAGTCTCTATTGCTGGTGTTGTAAAGTTACAAAATAATTCTGCGTTTTTGTAAACTCGTAATCGTGCATTCGCACCGAATCCCGATCTTGTAACTGGACTGGACTGAGAATTTTCAAGACTTTCTGTTTCTAAATCTACCCTTGGTTGTCCATGTCTAAACAAACATCTATTTGTGGTAGATGTTTGATAAGCAAGAATAGTTTGTAGTTCTAGCAATTCTCTTGACTGAAGAGCATAGCCTGGAATAAATCCAATAGAAATAGGGTTCTTGGTAGGATCCCAATTGTCTCCATAACCAGAACCTGCTCCAAAAAAGGATGTGTTCCATGAATTGTTAGTCAAAGGCATTTTATACTCCTAATCACAGTGGAATTATAAATCTCGCTGCGTAATGTGTGTCTCTCTGAACATTAAATTGATTCTGTATTATGTATAATATATCCCCTGAGCCTACTTGAACTTCTGATGGAAATACCTGCTCAACTTCAAAGTCATCGCTTCCTGAAGTTACCGTTTCACCTGCAACTGGCAATGTTTTCTCCCCTGTTATGAACAGATTTGCTCTAATACTTGAACCAGGCCCTGTAAACTCAAACGGTCTTAGATCAATAGTTGTTGCATCTGTATCTGAGGTACTGAAAGAAACTTTTCCATTGACAGGTAGTCGTGGATCGGTGATCTTTTTCGCGGTTGTAAATTCAAATCCAGTGCCGCTATTGTCTTTAATCTGGACCTTTGCTGCCTGTCTAATGTTCAATCTTGTATCTGTTCCTCTTCCTAGTTCATCGCCAACAATACTTCCCTCATTTGAACCTGTTGCATATACTGGATTGGCAATCAATCCAAACGATCCCATAACCAGACCATCTGGAAGAGATCCGATTGTGTCGTCGGACTGACTCATGTTACCAACAAACATTAGAGTTCTTGCTTGTAGTGCAATCGTTGGATCGCTACCAATGTCTTTGTTGGCCCCACCGAAAGATGCCATTGGTTTGATTCGAGATTCTAGATCAGATTTACTTGTGATGTCTGAGTTACTGTTTGGGGAAACATCCAGTTTTACAGCACCACCAATATAGCCAGTTCCACCTTCTGGAATATTATACCCAGTCAACTTGTAACCCTTCACTGGATCAAATGCAGTTCCAATGTTTATTTGTCCACCATTTCCCTGACCGATTAGAGTTGCGGTTGGGGGTGTGTCGAAGTAAACATTACTGTTGCCAATATTAATATCGACATCATTAATTCTTCCTGCACTAGAATCACCAGCGAGTTGAACTTGATACTGTCTATACTTGGCACTATTTAATCCTGTAGTCGGAGCAGACTTTATTGAAGTAGGAACGGGCATCCAACTGGTAGTTAAGAAACCAAAAAGTTCATCTGAGATTGAGAATAGATACTTCCAAGTATACCCATCTGCTGTTTCAAATGGTTCTGTTCCGATACCACTTGGTTCTACTGTTGATGCTGTCTTATCTCTATCCAAACCAGTCGAACTGTTTTTGATACAAACGTAAACATTATAGTTCTCTGTCATCACATAGGGCGCCCTATTGTATATAATTGCACCATCGATGCTTACTTCATACTCATAATTATTTTCAGTGGGACTAAAGGCATCGTAAATTGTTCCACTTGTCCAGTTAATACGGGGAACACAAAGAGCCACATCTTTGGGAGTAACCCTTTCTAGAACAGTAATATTTTCGTATGCAAATTCATCTTGGAGCAGCGAGTCACCAGAAGCACCAGATGTTCCTGAAACTCCTGAATATGCCGCAAAGAAAAACACTTGATTCTGTTGTAACAAGTTATCAATAGCGTTCTTCGCAACCAAGTTACGAAACTTTATCGAACTGGTATTTTGAATAGTTCGGTTTGATTTGTTTATGATGTTGCTAGGTGATGCCATTTATATTCCTCTTATGCTAACGTACATGTACTAACATCCTCTTCAGGATCATTGGGTGTATCGTTATATCCCTTTGCTGCATCTGGTGTGAGATAAACTAAATCGCCCAATCTCATGTCACCAAACTGTAGTCCCAGTTCAATTCCATCAGCCCAAGAAGCGGGATGATGGTTAACTACCCAGAATGTATATCCTCTATCTTCTGCTGTAAGGTATGTATCTGCTGTGTAGGTGTAACCCGCCGCTTCAGCGGACGCACCATAAGTGTAACCAATCGGAAAACCATCAGGATCATGTGCAGGGGTAAAGCAATTTACTGCACCATTAAATGGATTGGTTGTGTATGGATTGAAACCACAAGGGAATAAATCAACTAAGTTACATAAATCAGGGAAAGGTTCTCTGGCGTTTAGTGTGGTATCAAATCTGTATGCCAGATAGTGTCCAATTATGAGTTTTTCTGAATAACCAGTTTCTATTGGTCCTGGCGGAGCAGGAATATATGAGTCAGGACTAACGTTGTTGAAAAGTTTAAATCCTGCTGGGTGTGTTATGTCCTTGACTGGTTTTGTTGTGAATTCGTAATTATCTTCAAGGTTACCATCAGAGACACCTTCGTCTTCGCTGACTGCCGTTATAGAATATGAAAACTCTTGATAGTAGTCGTCCCTAAATCTAACCCCACCACTTAGTGTTTTTCGACTATCTGCCCAATACCCATTGTAAACGTTACCCAGCGTATCGGTATCGCCTTCTAAGTTTGGAACCCAGATTGAATCGGATAGGATACACAGTTGAACTTTAGGATAATCAAAATCAATTGATCCTGCGTTAATTCCAAACAAAGATGAAAGTAAAAATCTAGTTGACTCTTCAGTACCCTTGGTCAAGTAGAACTGTCGAATGAAAGACAAAAAACGACGAATATCTACTAGAGAATTTTCAGGATCAGTCCAGTTATAAATTATCTCACCAGTATCATCCGAGACAGAAGTCTCTGGAAAAAGATGAGCAAATAATTCTTTATGGTGAATTAAAAGATCATTTGGTACGTTGTTTATGTC